CTGCAAGAATCAAAGAGCAGGTCAAGCAGGTTTTGATTGACCTTGATTGCGGTGATTTGGCTGACGAATAAGCCCCACACTGCATTTTTATCACAAGATGGTGTAATTTTACACCGACAACAAAAAAGCGTTCTGGGGGCATTTTAGAGCCTTTCAGAACGCTTCAATTTTTGCAGAAAGTGGTGGTGAAGATGACTATTGAAATTGCGTTGGTCATTTCGGCAATTTCGCTTGGATTTGCTATCTATTCAGGCGTGTCAAATCTCAAACGGAACAACAAACAGGATGCAAAGTCAGATTCAGCACAACTGACAACCGTCATTGTCAAACTTGAAAACATCGACAAAGGCATCAACGAAATCAAAGCCGATGTCAAAGATGTCAAGAATGACTTGAAAGACCATTCAGACCGGTTGATTCGACTGGAACAGCAGGTCAAAGTTTTGAACAAAACCGTATTCGGAAAGGATGACAACAATGAAGATTGACTGGAAAAGAAAGCTGACAAGCAGAAAGTTTTGGGCGGCAATGATTGCCTTTGTAACCGCTTTGCTTTTCGCTTTTGGTGTAGGTGAAAGTGATGTCACCAAGGTGACCGGTGTCATCATGGCAGGTGCAACCGCTATTGCTTACATCATCGGTGAAGGTATGGTGGATGCAAAGTCAACCAACATCAAGCCCCAAACTAACCCTGAAATTATCTATGACGATGATGAAAACGAAGATGAAGAAGGTGATTTTGATGACGAATAAAGATGAAAACATCGTCATTCCTGACGGTGAAGAAGTCACAGAAGCAACTTTTGAAAACCTTTCAGACAACAAAGGCGGTGAAGAATAATGGCATACACAAACAGCAAACTGGTGAACCACAAACACCTTTCACCGAACCACAGCGGAACAAGAAACCATGTGATTGATACCATCACCATTCATTGTGTAGTGGGTCAGTGTTCGGCTGAAACTTTGGGAAATATCTTTGCAGATGCCAACCGTCAAGCATCTTCCAATTATGGTGTCGGCTATGATGGCAGAATTGGTCTGTACGTTGAGGAAAAGAACAGGTCTTGGTGTTCTTCTTCATCTGTCAATGATAACAGAGCAATCACCATTGAAGTTGCATCAGACACCTATGACCCTTACAAGGTGAATGACAAAGCATATAATGCTTTGATTAAATTGGTTGCTGACATCTGCAAGCGCAACGGTATTAAAAAGCTGAAGTGGTCAACCAACAAGAATGAACGCATGAACCATCTGAACGGTTGTAACATGACCGTTCATAGGGACTATGCAAACAAATCTTGCCCCGGTGATTATCTGTATGGCAAAATGGGTGACATTGCTTCCAAGGTCAACAAGTTGCTTGGTACATCTACCACAACAGCGACAACGACCACGGCAAAGCCCACATCAACAGCCTTCAAGCCGTATTTGGTCAGAGTTACAGCCGATGCGCTGAACATCCGGAAGGGTGCAGGTACCAATTATAAGGTGACCGGGTGCATCACTGGCGGTGGTGTCTATACCATTGTTGATGAAAAGAAAGGCACCGGTTCAACCAAGGGTTGGGGTAAACTGAAATCAGGTGCAGGTTGGATTGCGCTTGACTGGGTAAAGAAACTTTGATGTGATACTAACGTGATACTAACTTGTTACTAACCGTGCCGGTTTTAACCGATTCAAGGTAGTTGAACATTTAGTGAAACATTGAACTTTCCTGAACATATCACCCTTGTAAATTGAACTTTTTTATGATATAATAATTAAAATAAACCCCTGATGTCACTGTTTATGCGGCATCAGGGGTTTTTGTGTTACTAACGTGTTACTTGTTCAACGTAATAAATTTATTGTATTTCGTAATTCATCAAGGGTTTTATGTGTGTACACCCTTTCACCAACATCCTTTGAAGTATGACCCATCAGAAGATCAATGCACCTTTTATTTGCGTTTGCAGAATCAAGTCTTGATCGGAATGTGTGTCTACATTCATGTGGTGTATGGTGCATTTTCAACTGTTCCATCAGGTCATTCCAAATGGTGTAGTATTGAGTTGATGACATTTTCTTTCCGTTATAGCTGAACAGAAATTTGTTGCCCTGTTTCACCCTTGCCCGGACAAATCCTTCAATGCGTGGATGAATCGGAACAATACGGTTTTTTCCTGCTTTGGTTTTGATGCCGCCTTTGATCGTCAACTGATCAAGGTCAACATCATCAATCTTGATGGTGAGCATTTCACTGATGCGGAAACCGGTATATAAGAAGAACAGGACTGAATCAACCCATTCCTGACCGGCTATTTTCCACACTGCATCAACTTCATCATCGGTGAATGGAACTTTGTTTGATGGTGGAATTGGTGCGGCTGAAATCAATGTGGAATTACATTTGGTGATGATGTCAAGTTCAAGGGCGAAGCGGTCAAGCTGACCAAACAAGTTTTTGATTGCACCTTGGGTGGAATAACCACAACCGCAACCATCAATGATTTCCTGCATCTGATAGGCTTTGATGTTTTTATATGGCATTGAATAAAGTGTTGAAGCGTGTTTGATTGCTGATTTATGACTTGATGCAGAAGATTTTGACATCTTTGGAAAATCCCTTGCAGACCACTTTTCAAACAGTTCCTTCAGCGTGATTTTTGAAAGGTCTATATCATAAGGGTTCCGATTGTATTGTGCAAGCGCAATCATAGCTTCTTCACGTTCTGCATAATACCCGATGGATTTATAAATTGGATAACCCTTTTCATTCCACCCGGTTGTTTTTCTTGCACACCAAGGTTTGCGCCGGTTGCCTGATAATCTGACAACAGACCCATAACCATTAGGATTTTTCATTTGTTTTCACCTTTCCTGTTGATTTTTCAAGGTGAAAATGCTATAATAGAATAACCAGTTCACCTTGAATATTTTGTGTGTTTTCATTGTTGAATTTGGTTTTAACACAGACCACCTACTACTGCAATAGTGGGTGGTTTTTCTTTTTGTCGGTAACAGGTAACAGGTAACACTTATTCTCTTATATTCTTTATTTTTTGGGGAATAATAAAATTTCTGTTTTTCATTTTCCCGATATTTTAAGTAATATATCAAGTGTTACCCTGTTACCCTGTTACCTTTAACTTTTTTAATTATCCATCGAATCAGAGCATATACCCCATAACATAACGCATAAATCATCCAAAACACTATGATCAGAGTGTACCAACAAAGAGCAAACATCCAATAAAGCATAAAAACGAACCACATCCAAACGGCGTTCTTTTTGTTGATTCTCCAACCGGTTCCAAAGCGCAATTTGCCTTTACCAAGTGCCTTGGTCAAACTGATGAACATATTTATTCCCCTTTCTGTTCAGTATATTTTGAAATTTCCGTTAAATCATTGATAGTTTCCAACGCTTTTTTCTTTCCTTTATCATTGAGTTGTGCAAAAGCTGAAATAAGTTCAACGGCATCTGAACCGAAATGCAACTGCATCAGTTCAAAAATGTTGGCTTGTTCAGCCCCTTTTTGACTTATAAGCCTTCCCATTTCAACATCATAGCCCATCAACCATGCTTCTGAAACATCAAGAGCAACAGCAAGTTTATACAGTGCAGTTTGCTTGGCTTCATAGATTCCATTTGTGTACTGGCTGATTTGCGCTTTAGAAAGACCAGTCCTTTTGGCAAGGTCAGCGGCTTTGGTGTTGCGGATTTGCATTGCTTGAAGTAACCTGTTTTGAAATGTATCAGGCACTATGTTCACCACCTTTCTGTTTTATATTATCATTATATATTAAAGTTAAAGAAATTTCAAGACAAATTGAAAAAAGTTAAAGAAATTTATAAAAAAGTGTTGACTTCATTGGTTAAGGGTGCTATACTATGTAATAGTTAAGGTTACTTAACTACCAACCGAATATTCCACCCAAACATTGAAAGGACTGGATTGATTATGAAATTTTATCACACAGTGACAACAAACGAGAATTTAAGAAGCCTTTGCATCAAGAATAATTGGTTTACTGAAGGTTCCAACAAGCAGTATGAAAAACTGTTTTATGCAAATGAAAACGGATGCCCGATTGAGCAAATCGCAACCATCATCTGGGTTTGTTCTGATTCTGATGTGTGGTGCCGCCGGGATATTCTTGATGAACTGAAAAATGCAAGGGTCAACTTCTGGAAGCTGATGTTCGGTGTTAAGGATGAAACCCAAATCTACAAGGTTTATGACGTTTTCGGCACAATTCACGAAGCATCCTTCATTCAGCTTACAGACCTTCTTTGTGATCCCGATGCCTATAATTTCAAGTATGATTTTGTTACAGCAATTTGCAATCTTGACGGTGAAACCATTTGGGAAAGAGGTGAAGAATAATGAGGATTGAAACATTGAAGAAGCGTATTGAAAACGCAGAAGCAAAGATTCAGAAGAAACGTGACACCATTGTTAAAAAGCAAGGTTGGATTGCAAAAAAGAAAGCAAAACTTGAAAAACTTTGGGGTGATGAATACCGTTGGGCTGAATTTGACATTGAAAATTATGAAGCTGATATTGAACGCTTAGAAAAGGAAATTCAAGAAGTTGAACTTTCCCTTTTCAAATATCAGCAACAGTTATCAGGAGAACTTGCCAAAGAAGAAATCCTGCTGACCAAGGTGCCGGACACCATGAAACGGATGCAACAGGAATTGGTTGATCGTTGGGATGAATTTGACAAAGAACGGCGTGAAAGGGTCACATTTGCTTATTCTACTATGTCAAGTAAAGAATTTTTTGAACGCTACACCTATACTGATTATCAGTTGAGATACAAGACAGATGATCAAATCCACAAAGACAATGTGGAAGCGGTAAAATATTTGATACTTGATCTTTATCACAGGGTTGAACGCATCACCGGTGAAATCACAGATTGGTCAAGTGTTCACGCAACAGCCGGTGCCCAAGGGATGACGGTTCTGAACGGTTTTGTGGTTGGCAAGGAAGGCAGATGTGAGGTTGAAAGCATCCTTGCAGGTGGCTATAACATCCAAAGACTTCATGTCAGGGTATTGGTCAAAGAAATTTAATAATGAAAGCACACAACATCGGAAGGGGTATTGCAGTACCCCTTCCTATAATTGACACTATGAAAGGCGAATACTATGACTTTTGGTGAACGTATGAAACAAATACGTCAAAGTAAAGGAATGACCCAAGATCAGCTTGCGGAAAAAGCAAATATTTCAAGGGTTGCTATTGGCAATTACGAACGAGGGGACAGACAGCCTAATATAGGTGTGGTGTGTAAAATTGCTAAAGCACTTCAAAGCATTATTGTTATTGATGTTTACGGCAATATACATTTTAGGGGGTGATGTTATGACAACAGGTGAACAAATAAAAAATTATCGTATTAAGCAAGGCTTGACACAAAGAACACTGGGTGAATCATGCGGAATAGCTGAATCTACTATAAGAAGATATGAACTGGGCAGTTTGAATCCCAAAATTGAAACGCTCAAAAAGATTGCTGATGTTCTCGGTTTGAACATATCTATTATGGGTGAAAGAATCTATTTTTTCAAAAAGAAATCAAACTTTTATGAAGTGGTTGACGAACTGTTAAAAGCACATAATATTTCACGAAGGTGTCTTGCTATAAAGATTGATATTCCACCAACAACATTTCAATCAATGTTTTCAAGACATTCAGAACCAACACTAAATGTAGCGATTAGAATTTCACACTTCTTCAATGTTCCGCTTGAAATCTTTGATATGTTAGAGGGTGATGAAAGATGGGCGTCAATGAATACATCCAAATCGGAAGTAAAATAAAAGCGATTAGAACAGAAAGAGGTCTAAAACAGCGACAAGTTGCAACAGATTTGAATATACCTTACTCCACATATTCAAACTACGAGAACAATAACCGCGAACCATCACTTTACATAATTACACAAATAGCAAAATACTTTGATGTGACGATTGATGAATTAATATTTGGAAGGTGGTGAATAGAATGGTATTTTGGAACATATTTGCAGGACTGCTTTGTTTCTTTGGCGGTTTTGCGGCTTGCATTGGTGTCATTTGGTTGATCACTAATGTCATTGAAAAGGTCAGCGAATATGACGAATATGACTATTACGATTGAAAGGGGTGAAACACTATGAGTTTTGATTATTCCAAATTAAAAGGTAAAATCAAAGAGGTTTTCGGAACACAGGGTGCTTTTGGTGATGCAATGGGGATGTCACCTGTTACGGTGTCCGATAAGTTGAACAACAAGGTTGCTTGGACACAGCCTGAAATCAAAAAGGCTTGTGAACTTCTGCACATTGATTATGCAAGCATCCCCATTTATTTTTTTACCGCAAAAGTTAAGGTTCTTTAACTTTTACAGTGTTAAAACCAAATTCAAAAGGAAAGGATGAACAAAATGAACGTATTTTCACAGCGTTTGAAAACGGCTATGGAACAGGAAAGAATGTCACAGACGGCACTTTCCAAGGTCACAGGACTGGGTAAATCCTCAATCAGTCAGTATGTGTCCGGCAAAAATATACCATCAACTGCAAATCTGAAACTGATTGCATCGGCGTTGAATGTTTCTGCTGATTATCTGAACGGTGGTATTGATGAACCGGCACCCAACACCAGTCACCTGAAGAATTTGCCTGTTGAAACAGCGGCAAAGCTGATGGGCATTGGTAAACAAATGTTGCGGCAAGGTTTGAAGAATGGGGATTTCCCCTTTGGCTATGCGGTCAAGATGCCTTCCGGCAAATATCGCTATTACATCAGCCCTTCAAAGTTCAGTGATTTCACAGGATGCGAGGTGTAACGATGAGAGGATATAAGGTTTTCAATCCTGATTGGACTTGCAGGGATTTCAAATACGCAGTCGGTCAGACTTACGAAATGGAAGGTGAACCCATTTGTTGTGATCGTGGTTTCCATTTCTGCACTGATCTGAAAGATTGCTTTGATTATTACAAGTTTGACCCGAACAACAAAGTTGCAGTTGTTGAAGCCCTTGGTGCTATTGACACCGAAGGTGATAAATCCTGCACCAACAAAATCATCATCGTTGAAGAAATCACATGGGAAGAAGTCTTGCGCTTGGTCAATACCGGAAAAGGTTGTTCCGGACTCTGCAACAGCGGTGACTGCAACAGCGGTGACTGGAACAGCGGTGACTGGAACAGCGGTGACAGGAACAGCGGTGACTGCAACAGCGGTGACAGGAACAGCGGTGACAGGAACAGCGGTGACAGGAACAGCGGTGACTGCAACAGCGGTGACTGCAACAGCGGTGACTGGAACAGCGGTGACTGCAACAGCGGTAACAGGAACAGCGGTGA